CCGTGATATTGTGGATGACGAGCCAAAACCAATCCTTGCCCTCCGTATACACATACACAGGCTTGCCAATGTAGTCAATCAAGTCTTTTACGCTAAGCTTTTTCATAAATATCTCTCCTCTGTTATTTCAAACGGTGCAACCGCCCTATCATCCCAATATTCGTTTGCAAACACTTTCCGGGTGTCTCCGCCGAATGCTTCTATCACGTCAGGCAGATTTTCGTTCACGGCGGCAAGTCTGATTCCTCGAGCCTCGCACCAGTCTACCGCTTTTGCCAACAACTCGCCGCGACGACAAGTCCATAAAATTATCCGCGCACCTTTATTTTGCTCGCATTTCAGAGCAAATACTACGTTTTCTATGGGATTGCCGATATCGGGGTATGCGTTTGTTACCAAAGTGCCGTCAAAATCAACGGCTATTATTTTACTTTCCATCCGTCAACCCTCCTCTTTCTTCGCATAATCGTTCAGCTCGGGCATATGCACACACGTCCAGATACAGCACAGCAGATTCCAAACAAACGCACGGTCGTGCGGCTCATCCGTGTCGCCTCGGAGATGTTTTAAGTAATGTCGTACAGCCGAATCGATGTAACAGTGCGTCGGTATGCCCTTCTCCCAGTTGCGTTCGCCGTATTTTTTTGCACCCTGCTCAAAGTGCACGCTGACATCAAGAAAAGCTTGCACCATTTCCCCCCTGCGCTCGTTAACGAATAGCCATAATGCGTTCGTTAAATAGCTAATGTTCCCGCTTTCCGTGTAGGTGCAGACATTTTTCAATACACCGTCTCCTAGTGTCAGCCCCACCACACCAAGCGGAAGCAGATCGCACCGCCCCTTGCCCTCCTGTATATCGCGAACTGCTCCTGTGGGGAATTCGCGCCGGTTACCGCTGTCAAGTATCGCGGGTGTTTGTGTAGTGTTCATCGTTATGCCTCCTCAAATTTTACGCCGAATAGTTTTTCGTATTTTCGCCACGAGATATTCTTTATACATTCACGCATTTTTTCTTCGGAAATAATGCTCATTTGTTTAAACCCATGCTCATCTTTGACAACGCAGATATATTCCCCGTTTCTTGTTATATAAAAACTGACACCGCAAAACCAACAAAGCCTCTGTGCTTTTCTTGTGTTGTAAATCTTATCGTTGATTAACTCAATCATTCCGCCGCCTCCTTCTCCGCGTCAATCCAATCGCTGACAGGGTCATCCCAGTGGGGACAATCTTCGCAGCTGCGATTCCCGCAATCTATACCGTCGGCGTTGTTAAACATACCGCACCATGAAAGATTGCCTAAAGCGAATTTTGGTAAAATCTTCGGCAAATGCTCCTCTGCATAATCTCGACACGTCTTAGCAGGATGCGCTTTGCCCCACGCTTCGACGATGGCGATTGCTTTTTCGGGGTGTAGCAATTCTAATTCTTGGCAAGTGCAGCATCTTTCGATACTCGCGTAGTTTAAAGGGCATGTTTTACACTCTCGGCAACCTTCTCCCGGCTTTATTTTCGTCATCCGCGCTTTTGTGCGGAAATATTCTAAGGTTTTATCTGTCATTGTTCATCCTCCTTTTCAATCCGTTCGAACTGACGTGCGACTTTTCGCTTGATTTCTTCTTCAAGTTCATCTTCATTGATATCATAAAGAATCGCCAATTGTCCGAGCATAATCGTCGCATCGGCAAGTTCCGCTGTGATATCCGATGCGCTAACCTTTTCAGGGCGATTTAAGTATTTCGCGAGGATTTGCGTCAGCTCCGAAAACTCCTCAATCGCCTGTACCGCTTGTTTCTCTTTGCCGTAATACTCCGCTATTTCAATAATTCCCTGCATAACTTCTGCCTTAGTCATGATTTTCATCCTCCGTAAAATCAATATCAATTTCAACTTTAATTAGTTCGTTTTCATTCGGGTCATCGAATTCTATTTCAATGATGTTGTCAACTTCGATAATTTCGCTGCGGACTTCCTCTTTCAACTCGCTGACCATCCAGTGAAACTCGCGAAAAGGCGGACCGTCCACGGAAACATATATCATATCATCAGGCTTTAGTTCTGACAGCTTTTTCATTTTATCCTCCTAAATTTTAACAGTATCGAATTCGATACCTTTAAATCCTCCATCCATCGTCGCGAACGCCGAAAGCGTCTCCGTGACGGATTATACGGTCAAGCGCAATCGCGGCTTTGTCTATTCCCAGAATTCAAAAACGCCCTGTTTCAACGCTTTCCGAAAAGGCTCTTGCGTTTTGTCAATATCCTCCGTCGTGTACAAAGAATATTCAGGTTCCGAAAGATCAAACTCGAAAAGAACGCTATCGTAATCGCTTTCATCGAGTCGATTGATAATAACAACGCCGCCGCTTTCCCACTGCACCAAAGCAGGTTCGGGCGCATCGTCTCCTTGAAAGATTACAATTTTGCCTAAGTAGTTGTTGATATTTTCATTTGTGATTTTTATTAACATGATTTTCTCCTTATCCATTCAGCTCACGCTCCAATTCATCGGCGGCTTGCCAAAATGCCGCTTGCGCCGCTTCAAACTCATCCGATGTGTAAAACTCCACATCATCGCCGGCGGGATCGATATACCCATATTCCGAAAAATATACCAACAAAACATTCTTCGAATCGCGAGCTATATTCTCAAGTTTCATAACCTCAACGCTCACGATGTCATCGATATCAAACTTCACGGCGACATATTTGCCGACGTAACCCTCGAGTTGGTCAAGCTCAATTTTCTTAATGTTCATTCGCTTTCCTCCTGCGGATAACCCCGCTTACAAATTTCAACGGCATCCTCAACGCTGTACGCCACGCCGCCGGGGCAGCCGTACCGCGTACACATCATGTCAAGAAACTCGCGTTGTTTCCGAGAAACCCTGCCGCTTTTTAGTTTAACCTCGACAAACCACACCCGACCGTCCTTGTACGCTACCAAATCGGAGTGACCGTTCGGTAAGCCTGTAGCAAAATACCGACCGTCAGCCATTGTGACTGTACCAACGTTCACACGAAACGTGCAATACCCGAGCTCAGACAGCGCTTTGCGTATGTTGTTCAGCAAATCCATCTCTGTCATATACATACCTCTCCATCAGTTTGTTGTATTTATACGGCACGGGAAGCCCAAGCTCATAGCATTTATGCAGTACCCATACGAATTTATACCCCTTCGCTTCCTGAAATGCTTTCATTTCGTCGAACGACTTAATCTTTGCGTAGTGCCCGTATGGCTTCTTTCTCAGCTTCGCAAGCTTTATCTCTTCGGCAGTAACCTCGTTCAGCTCCGCGCTCGCTTCCGTTTCGAGCCGACTGCGCTCGCTAACTTCAGCCTCAAACTCATATCCGCAGCCCGGACAAATCGTCACTCCTCTGTCCATGACGTACATACACACGGGACACTCTTTCACACGTTCGAAATTTTCAGCCTTTTTCTTCTTGCTCTCAAGCGTCCACTCCCTGACCTCGTCGGGCAGACCGTGCTCAAACACGTTTCCGACGTGGTCTACGATGATTGCGACCTTGCCCTCCCTGTACCTCATGGAGCGCATCGACTGTTGAATATGGAGCGTCAGTGACTTCGTGGGACGCAGTAGAATCACACACTCGCAGTCGGGAACGTCGAACTCTTATTATTTATTAACATTGATTTCTCATGCGGGTTCTGTCAAGGCTCTTTTGACAGACCAGCCGTAACTGTTTAATCTTGCGCTCAATGTGGACTTGCTGATACCGATGATTTCCGCCCACTCTGAGAGCGTATGCGTTTTACCGTCGAATGTAATGTTGTTGTTTTTTTGAGTGTTATTACAGTTCGCTTTATTAGTGATCCATCGGCAATTATCAGGACTGTAGCCTTTTGAATTATCTATCCTGTCAATGCACAGCCCCTCTTGATATCTGTTCATCAGCGCCCAAGTTTTGAAAGTGGTATAGTCATTCCATTCGCCGCAAACAACTATCCCTCGACCGCCGTAATTTGGGTAATCTTTGTTGTTTTTATTATTACAACGTTGTTTCATGGATTTGTGTACCAGATATAGCTTTGTTCCGCTTTCGCCGTGCTTAAGACTGTTGGGCTTTTCTGCGCGTATGCAACCGCACGATTGAGTTTTTCTGAATTTTACGTCGCGAGGTATTTTCACACACATGTTTCCGCAGTCACATAAAAATACCGAACGATGACAGTCAACCCATTCAACAAGCGTCAATTTTCCGTACTTATCTCCGATTTGCATTTTTCTCATATTCTCACCTCCCTGTGATAAAATCGAGCCGTAATCAATGTTAGTAAATATTTTGTTCGGTGCTGTTCGCTAAGCAACACCCGCATTTCCATTATGCAGCTTTATGTTTCCATAAAGGACAGACTATATCTTCACCCATTTAAGGGGCAAACCATTTCGAGCGGCTTCGCCCTACTCCTTCACAGGATAGTCGTTGAACCTTACCCTTTTCGGGTCTTGGCTGCTGATTGCCCATTATCATTATGTTTAGGCTTGCGCCTTGCACCATCTATATATTTTTTTCTACTTTCGTAACCGTCGCATTTAGGTCTGTTTCATCCTTATGCTGTGGTATATATAGCTTTAGGGGATTCCAGCAATTAAATTTGTTCACACGCGGAATTTCACCGCGCGCTGCATGGCAATTACTTGCGCATGGAGGGTTTTTGGCGTTTCCCTTCGCCGAAGAGATCGACGTTACACAGAATATCAATCCCGCCTCGTCTAAAATCCGCGACCGCTTGCTCTCTGACTGCCGCGTTCGTCGTGCCGTCCAAATGGTACGCCGAGAAGCCGTTTATCTTGAATTCCTTCGCCGTAGCCTTGGAAGCTTCAACCGACGCGCAGTACACAATCGTTTTCTTGCCCGCTGCGTATTTCTGATAATTCACAATCGTGTCGCCGTAGATTTTCTTTTTCTCCATCAGCCCGGCGACCTCGTCCATAGCGTAATCGCCGCGCCGTATGTGCAGGCTTGACGTGTCAACGAGTTTGTGCGAATAATACTTGTACGGCGAGAGAAAGTTATTTTCAATCAGCCACTTCGTCGATACGCTCTCAATCAGCTCCTCGAAGAATTTTCCGAGCCCGCCGTCCTTCAAGCGCGTAGGCGTCGCGGTGAATCCGATTTTAAACGCCCGGTTGAAGTGTTCGCATATACTCACGTATGAGTTCGCACAGACGTGATGCGCTTCGTCGATTATGATAACCGCAGGCTCCGGAGTTTTATCGAGCCGCCTGCACACCGTCTGCACCATGCCTATCTGCGTGAGGTACATGTCCACACCGCACGCGATAAATGTTTTCGCGATTTGATCGCACAGTTCCTTGCGGTGGACGATGAACAACACGCGGTTACCCTTTTCGTTTATCTTCTTCGCAATCATCGCGGCGATAATGCTCTTGCCGCCCCCGCACCCGAGTACGGCACAGATTGATTTCCTGCCACTCTTCATGCTCGCCCTGAGTTTGTCTATCAATTCCTGCTGATACGGTCTCAATTCCACCGTTTTTGCCTCCTTTTTGCCGTTTTGTCTTACGCGACTTACACGGGCTTACCCTGTTTTTTGCCTTTGTAAGCCCCGCAAACGCCTGTCACCATTGACTTTTTACTCAAAGTCTTACAATCTTACACTTTTTTTCGGTTTAAACTCCCTATATAGTGATCTCCTCCCCCTACATAGGGGAGACACGCACGTATAGAGTATTATATTTATGTAAGACTTGTAAGATTGTAAGACTTATATATTTTATCCTTATTTCATCGGTGTTTTTTCAGTTGTGATTGTCTTACATCGGGCTTACATGCCCTGCGCCGGGTAAGACTTTTCAGCTTGAAATCTTGATTTTCACGTAAGAAGCCTTGATTCCGAAACATTTTGTCTGATGAATGTACCTGTCCATGCTGTTCTTAATCAAATGCCCCTTGTCCGCCCACTTCGTTTTTACCGCCTCAAACTCGTATCCCTCATCGCTCAGGAGCTTCGTCAGCACCGTCTTGTTGATCAGCGCGAACTCCTCATCCGTAGCCTTGTCCGTGTCAATCTTGCCCCAAACCTCGCGCACGCTGTCCTCGCGCAAGTTAGATGTGTGAAAATGGATCTGTTCGTTTTTAGCAATCTCGTCAACGATGAATAAATATGCACGCTCGGAAGTGTCAACCTCCGCCGCACTCGACAGATATTGCGACACGTCATCGAGCTGAAGCGGCGAGATGCCAAACAACTGCACCGACATCAAAAAATCTGCAACGAGCATGAGCGACATCGCCATTGCTTGCTTCTCAGTCGTGTCCGTTTTTGTCAAAATATCCGTAAACGCATACGAATACAGCTCCTCGAGGTTCTTCGTTTCGCGAACGATATCAACAAATTGCATACCGACAGAACCGTAATTTTCGCTGATGAAATTCACGACCGCGTTACCGTTTTCGATGAGTTTTTTGTTCGCCTCGGTCTCGATGACGCGGTTGACGACACCTCCGCCGGACGATGATTTCGTACACGGCTCCTCGCCCGTAAAGATAAACGAACAAGCCCACGTTTTCATCTCGTCGTTCTTGTTGTACGTCATTCTGCCGCGGTCGATCCCCTCTGTAATCGCCATAATCAGACGGTCGTAATTGCCGAATTTGTCTTTGATGATTTGCAGCTCATCGCCGCCGAAAGGGAGGTTTCGCAGGAACGCGGCAGTACTCATCATGCTGTTTGCCGTCATGTTCATTGTGCGGGTCATAGCGCCCATTTTTGGATTGCCCCATATGCTCATAGCCGCCATGACGGACACCGTTTTGCCGCTCCCCGTGCCTCCCCAGAGGTGGAAAACAAACGGAAGCGCATTGACCCGCTCGATCAGAACAGACGCAAAGCTCGCCGCCACCGTCAGCCGGAGGAGTTTGCTTTTCAGTATCAGCGGCTTCATGTATTCAATCCACTTATCCGCCGTGCCTTTGCTTGTGATTGACTTGTACAGCTTCTTGTTTTCGCCCTCGCCGTCAAAGCGGATTTCCCTGTTGTACGGGAGAAAACGCTCCTCGTTCCATCCCATGTGGCTGATGGATTTATCGCGCGGTATTTGCTCCATATTCAACGAGATAACGTCCGATATGTACTTTACAAGCAGCTTCGAATTCTCGCTCGTAACCTCAAGCCCGCAATTTGCAAGCTCTACAATTCTGTTGCTGCTGGCAACTGTCACGCGCTCGCACGTGATGTACTGCCACTCGTTGTTGATGAAATACGCAATCTCAATTTTTTCTTTGTCCGTGTCAACATTTCTGAATATCGCAACGGGAAGTATGGGGATGGGGGAGGCGAATTTCATTGTAACGTTGTCGCCGCCCTGCGTGAATTCCTCGCACTGTACACCCCTGTCGTCCGCTATCCAGTCGCCGCATTTGAGTTTGATAGGCTGATCAGTGAATGCGGTCTCACGCCCTCCTATATGCCCCTTAGCTCGTCTGACGGATTCGCGCCGAACCGTTTTGTACATCGCTTCAAACTTTTTCGCAAGTCCGTATTTTCGCGCCGCCATGTACACTTTGTTGTATATGTCAGTTCTTTCAAGCGGCTCTTTGATACTCATAATTTCAAGCGCCGTACCCGATTCCAGTATGTTATCCTCACTGAGCTTCTCGATAAAATCTTCGTGCAATGTCCTCAATCTCCTTCCGGTCGGGTTTTTCGCTTTCCGCCAGCATTTCAGTCACGTAGTCAAGAAAGTTGCAGTTAGCCGAAGCAAGAGCCGTTTCCTCGGCGGTATATTTCGTGTAATCTCGGCTGTTTCCGATGCACCACCACGCAAAGCGGCTCTTGCACAGCTTAATCAGCATCCGCTTTTTCCACGCCTCTGCGTCGTCGCGTTTCTTACGTTCGTATTCGCGTTTCATCTCGGCGACGGGGTCATATTCCGCGCTCGTCAGCCCGAGATTGAAATCAGCGTCTATTTTTTCAACTGCATTTTTATTCGTAACATTGTATATATATGCAATAAAATTAATCACATCACCGCCGCGGCCGCATCCGAAACAGTAGAAGCCGTCTTCATAAATTCGCATGGATGCAGTCTTTTCTTTGTGAAACGGGCAGCAAATCATACCCTTTTGTATCCGCTCCGCCGTGTAATATTCAACGGCGGAGACCATGGATACTCTTGATTTTACGTCATCGTAGATTGACATACGGCGTTAAAACGGCAGATCGTCGTCTTCGATGGGTTGGAGATTCGGTGCGGAGGATTTGTACGCATCGGGCATATACGAAGTTTGTTGTGATCTCAAATCGGGTGAAAGCAGCTTGTCTTTCGGAATTTTGATGCCGTTTCTGATTTCGGGAACGCTGCGCCAGTTGAACAGCTTGACGGTCGTACCGATTTCGCCGGTCGTTTTCATGTACTCCTCGCGCCCGAACTCGCCGCCGATTTTCTTCCCAACGAGGCTGTCCTCGTTCCAGTCCCAGTTATACGCGCCATTACTGTTAGACTTCTCAAGAGCCGTCACAAAGCCCTTAAACGATGATATGATGCCGGGTGTACCCTCGATACACTGGTAGGACAAACCGCGCCACGTTTTGTCTGCGCGCGTGTCAGCACGGTACATATTCGCGTAGTGTCCTTTGCTCTCGCCCTCAGCGATATCATACGATATTATGAGCATCGGGTATTTGTTTCTCGATTCGCTCAGCTCAACGCCTTTGATCTCAAGCACATATCCTCCCGGTTCAAGCCCGGTCCCGAACGTGCGCGCCTCATCATATCCCTGTGGTTTCTTAATCATTGTTTTCTTCTCCTTTAATTTCTATTTCGTAATATTTGCGTATTTCGTTATCTACCATTTTCAAATCGTTGTCGATCTCGTAATCCGAGAACATTTCCATCGGAGTTTTTACCGTGTCGTTGCCGTTTGTTTGTGTCACGAATCTGTACTTGCCGTCTTCGACTTTAGTGCGCATGACAATTGAAAAGAGCCCTTCGACAGTAAGCTGTTGGTCAAGCATTTTACCTACGGTTTTAGCCTTGACGGTGCCGTGTTCGTCCACATCGGTGTGGTGCAGGAAGTATACGATTACATCGGGAGCGGTTTCGGTGATCACGCAGTGAATGAGGTTTCGGAAATTTACTGCAATTTCAGTGAATTTATCGTACCCGCGTACGGCAACTTTATCGAAAAACTCAAACGCCATGAGATATTGGCTGTCGTCGATAACGAAACTCTTTACGGCTGACGGTTGCTTTGTTATTGTCCTGCGTATGATATCGTACTTCGCTCCGTCAGCTCTCATTTTCATTTTTGTGCGAAACGGAAGCGGCTTGCTTGCCACATTGAATATTCCTATTTCATCAGGCGCGAAATTGCGCATACTTGCGGATTTTCCGCTGCCGCTCGTACCTAATATTAATACCGGGATTCCCATCACTTAACCTCCAACGTCTCGGGGAACACAACGACATCAACGCCGTCGACGACTTCCCCGGTTTCCTTGCTCACGACGTCGTCGCCGACAATCGCAAGCGTCTTCTTGTACTCGCCCCACGCAAGTTTGGGAGTGAAGGACACATAATCAGTGCCGTTCAGCCGCTTGAGCAGCGCGGCTTCGTCGTGTACCATTTTAGGCATGGGCTTCTTAAAAACAATATCGCCAGCTTCGAATTTCAACGTTTTCAGTGTTTTCGTCTCAATTCCCACATTTCTGCGAGCATACACCATCAATCCGTCCATGTAACGCTTTTTACGCTTGTCGCGTTCAATCTTCGCATCGGCTTGTTGCTGCTTTATCCGCGATATTTCTAACTCGCAGCTGTCATCGTGTCGATCAAAAGTCTCATCAATAGCCTTAAGTTCTCTGATCGCGTCGTTTGCTTCAACCGTATTCGTTACGTTTATCGCGCCGTATTCGTCGAATTCATCGTTCTCTTCTATATTTTCAATTTCGTTATACATGGTCACTTTTCCTTTCAATCCTCCAACCTGCGTATGATGTAGTCAACATCAAGCCCCGTCAGCAGCGATACATCGCACAGCGCCGCGTCAAGGCAAGCCGTGCATATCCTCGTGTCGTTTATGTACACAACATCATCCTCTCGCTCGCACTTGACACAGCGGTCGGATTCGCACTCGACGAAACAATCGTCATCATATCCCGCGAACAATTCGGCGGTTATTTCTTCAGGTGTCATTTTTTACTTCTCCTTTGTATTTATTGTATGTCTACATCTTAAAGCCACATTATCATCCATGGGTGTTTATAGCCGCTCTATTCATTTCCGTTGAAATTTGCATGAGATTTGCGGCAACTCAACCGCGTTCATGCAGCTTCGCCATGTTCGCCTTAGCTCTCTCCGAACGCGCCTGTTTCTGCTCGTCGCTCAATATGAGCGATGCGTTTATTTTTATCCACTTTTTAGGTACGGTAAATTCCATACCGCCGAATTCGTTCGTTCTGTTGTGCTTCGCATCGTCCGAGCGCTCTTCGCACAGCTTCAACAATTTTCGTTGCAATGCGCCGTTGTACGTAAACACGGAAGCTGTGCGGTCTGCTTCGTTAAAAATGATGCTCGTTTCACGTTCGCTGTTAGTCAAGTTTCGTGCCATTATTTCAGCCCCCGCAAATCAATAGCAGTAATCTCAAAAAACATCTCCGCGTCAAACTCGGGCAACGTTTGCAGATACTCTATCGCCGATTTCGGCATATCCTCCCATGCCTCGCGCTTGGATATCTCCGCCGCGTCTTTTACGGGCACATCAGCCCAGTTGCAGCCGACTTTCAGATACAACGCCCGGAGATTGTTAAACGTCGGAGTCCATCCGTTTAGTTTGCGATGATATGTACACCAAACATCGTTGAATCTGTTCTCGCTGACCGTTTGCCCGAAGATGCTGTATTCGCGCGGTTTATTTGCCATGAACAACGTATTGCTTACGCCGAAGCAATTAAATATTCCATACGACCTGTTCACGCCGTCCGACCCGTTCACGCCATACGACCAGCTCACGCCGTTCGACCAGCTCACGCCGTTCGACCCGTTCACGCCGTTCGACCAGCTCA